CCAGGTACTTGATGAGCGGCACGCCGGCGTCCACGAACTGGCGGAGTTCGGTGCCCATCAGCTTGCCGGCCACCTTCACCTGCCCGAACGCCAGGGCGATACGCCGGATGTCCGTCCCGGTGCCGCTCGACACGTTCCCCAGGGCCTGGAGGGTCGGGATGATCTCACTGGTCTCGAAGTCGAACGCCTTCAACTGCTTGGTGACGGCCACCAGTTCATCCGACGAGAACGGCGTCTCGATGGCCAGTTGCGTGATCTCTTTCAGGAGCGCGTTGCCTTTCTCGAAGTCGCCCACCATGACCCGCACGGCGACGGCGTACTTCTCGAAGGTGGCCGCCAGTTGGGCGCCGTGCTTGGCGATGTTCCCGACGATACCAGCCGAGTACCCGATCAGGCGGGCGGCGGCGGCGTCCAGGGAAGCGAAGTATTGGGAGGTGTTCGCCACGAGACGGACGACAACTTGATCGACTTCCACGCTGACCCCCTGTTTTCGGCCCTGGGAGGCCGTCCATTACGATAGAAACCCCGCACCCGACTGATTCGCGGCGCGGGGTTCCGAATTGAAGGACGCCTACGCCACGCTCGTCCCCGTTTCCGCCGCTTCGTCCGCCATTTCGATCAGCGAGGAGAAGGCGGCCATCCAGCGACGTTCGATCTCTTCGGGGTTATCCGGGACGGCCCCGCTTCGGTTCACCGGATTGGCCTTTTCCGCGTACTCGATCAGGAAGTCGTGGTGAGTCGCCATCTTGGTGTTATTCTTGTTGCCGAACAGCATGTACGGCACGAGGTACACCTGATAAGCTATCTGGGCCAGGGCCAGGTCGAGCTTCGTCGGCTCGTTCAGGACCTCTGTCGAGGACAGGCGGTGCGCCCACTGGTTGTATTCGGTGGCGGACATGGTCGCTTTTAGCTCGCCGACCGTCCGGCCGCCGATTTTCTCGGCGATGAGAAACCACATGTGATCCTCACCGCCTCGGCTCACTCTTTTTTTGCGTCGGCGTTGGCCCCTTCGGTCATCCCGTTGACCTCTTGGCACAACTCGTACACGCCCTTGGTGACGGCGGTCGGCCACTTGCCCACCTCTTCGAGAGTCGGCGCTTTGCCGCCGACGGTCAGGCACTGGACGATCAGGTCGTACTGGAAGGCTTTCAGGTCTTCCATCTTCATCGACTTGGCGGCGACCGTCGCCGCCTTCTCGTCGGACACGTCCGCCCCTTTCAGGGACTCCTGCAGCTTCCCCATGTAGGACATGAGCGCGTCGGCGCTCAATTCCTGGACGACGGCCGCCTTGCCGTCGATGGTGATGTCGATCTTGGAGTAAGTGGTGGAGAAGGTCGTGACGCGCGGCTTCTTCTTGTCGTCGGCCATGTCTGCAGGTCCTGGTTACGGAGTTAGGGGTTGTTTAGTTGCCGACTAGGACACCGTTAGAGACGATAACACCGCCGACCAGGGTGTTCGTGGTCGGGGGGAGCCGCAAGCCGGTCATAATCGGGAAGGCCACCAGGCCGGTCGTGGGGTTGATGAGCGACGGCGTGATGGTGATGTTCGCGGTCGGTCGCTCGCCTTCCTTCATCGCCTGCGGCTCGAACTTGGACAGGAAGCCCCAGAACGTGAGCTGACCCCCGGTGGGAAACGTGACGATGATCGCGGTGACGACGTTTACCAGTACGGATAAGTTGGGAGCCGGAATCTGGCCCGTGTTGGCCCAGTACATGTCCGGACTCCACGACACGAGCGCGGAGATCGGACCGAGCTTCCGCCGCTTCTTCGGCCACATGATATTCCACCCGCCCGACCTCATGCAGTCTTGCGGGATGCCCTCACCGCCGTCGATGGCCGGGGGCGTCACCTCGATCTCGCAGACCAACACCGTACCACCGATGTTCAGCGTCGTCGCCAGTCCGTCAAAAAGCGTTGCCATGGAACACCTCTAAGGGCAAGTTGTGTGAGTCGGAAGGAGACGGCGAGGGCCGACGGTTACGGGGCGGCGTTAGCGATAGCGACGTTCACCCGGTTGACAATCAGGCTGGAGCAGTTGGCGACGAACGCCTTGACTACGTCGGTGGTCACCGGGATAGTGATGCCGCTGCTGATCGACCAGATGTACGCCTTGTCCGCCGCCTGGATGGTGACCGCGAGGCCGATGGTCCCGCCCGCGTTCTCCAGGACGATCTGGGCCGGGGCGAGCGCCGACACGCCCACCAAGTTGATCGTGTCCAGTTCGGCATTCAGGTCGAAGGGCACCTCGACGCTGACGGCGACGGCGACGAGAGCGAGCGGAAGGTCCACTCCGACGCCCAGGTCGATGGGCACGGACGTGCCGGACACCGTGCCGACCGTGACCTTGTGCTGGACTTCGATCAGACCGGAGGTGACGTTCAGCCACGACACGCTCACACGGGCTGAGCTAGCAATGCCGTGTGAGGCACTGTCCATCGTAATGGTGCCGGTGTTCGCGTCGGTTCGCGTCGTGAGGACGCCCGTGACGGCGACCGCGCGGGTCTGATCGAGGAAGGATGCCGTCGGGTAGTCCGCCGAGAAGCTGTTGGCGAACGAGAAGCCCTGGACACTGGCCAGTCCGGTGACGTTACCGATCATTAGATTCCTCCGTATTGCATGGTGTAGTTGACCGAGTAGCAGAACCGCAAGTTAGTCTCGGTCCGGCCGGCCATGAGAGCCGGCCCGGACTTCCGATGGAACCCGTACAACCGAGTGCCGCCCTGGACGGCGATCAGCCTGTGGTAGACACTGTCGAGGGCGACACAGACGGCCCACACCTTGGCCCACGCAGTCGTCTTCGACTTGGACCGGACGTGGAGCATGACCCCCTTATGGTCCCACACGACCCCGGACCTCATCGCGCGGCCGTCCAGTTGGGGGTCGGTGTCGAAGACTGTCACCACGTCGTCGATGGTGTCCGGCATGGTGCCGTGCGTCCCCTTCCAGCCGGAGCCTGGACCCGTCAGGGCTAACGACTCCAGCAGGTGAAAAGTCAGTTCGGCGGGAGTCATGCGATCACCCTACCCCGGTAAGAGTCGTGCCGATGAGTTTCTTGGTCATCGCCGCCCGCGTGCCCTTGGTGTCAACGGCCGCCCGGCTCAGGAACTTGGCGATGGTGGGCGGCTTGTGCGGGACGTCCACGCTCTCGTGGACGTACACCGCGTAATGCACCGCCCCACCCCCGTAAGCCACCTCCATCTTGGCACCGGCTCCGCTGCCCGTGACCGTCACCTTACCAGACGCTTTCAGGGCCGTGGTATCAACCGGCACCAAAATCTGCGACCGGGCGAGGATAATGTCGGCGTTCTTTTTGAGGACTTCGGCGATGGTGGCCGAAGCGTCGGCCTTCTTCTTGCCGATACTCCGGAGCGTGAGAGTCACGCCGGACACGCTAGCCTGGAGGATGCTCATAGGGTGGCCACCCGGAGGAACTTCTTGGCGTTGATCGTGGGGTATTCGGTGTACTTGCTGGTCTCCCTCGCCAACTCGTCTCCTGCGAACGGGGCGTAGGGACTGACCTTCTTGGCGGCGGGGCACTCGGACAGTCGCCCCTTCCACAGCACGCTACCGAGCGGGATCACACGGTCCACGTAGACCACCTCTCTCGACTGCACGTCTTTCACCGACGGGTCTACGCGCTCAAGCTCCTTCACGCCGTCCCACCGCACCCGGAGTTCGACCGGCTTGGCGTACACGACCTCGCCGTCGGCCCCCACGCCGTCTGGTGCCCACCATACTGCGTACTGTTTCCGCATCCGTACCAGGATTGACCAGGACATGGGTCACACCTCTCGCGGGATGTACGGCGCGCCGATCACGCGGCCCAACCAGAAAGCCCCGGCCTTGTGCCGCCCGCCGTTCTCTAAAAGCTGCTGGAAGGCGACCAGACTGCCGTTCGTGTCCAGGGCGAGGGCCATCTGGCCGTACTTCGTGTTGTTCAGGTACAGGTCGATCTTGAAGGCGTACTGCTGGCGGAGTGAGGCCACCTGTTCGACCGTCACTTGACCGCCGGTCACGGTGTAGAAGTGGGCGGCGAGCCACCTCTCGATTAACTCCAACTTGGCCGACGTGTAGGTGTAGGTCGCGGTGTTCAGGCAGATGTCGGTGACGATACTGTTCGCGGTCTCGATAGACGTGGAGAGGTCGAATTCTTCCTCCCCAGTATCCAGGCCCAGCACGCGCCGGACGCGAGTCGCTTCGGTCCGGGCGGGCATCGGTACTACTCCTCGTCAGTGGTGTCGTCGTGCTTCTTGACCGCGGCTTTGGCCGCCACCTTGGTGTTCACAGTGGCCACCACGTTCCCGTCACCGTCGGTGACTTTGTACTCGCCGTCGTCGAGAGTCACCGTCAGGCCTTTCTCGGCGGCCCCCTTGAACTCGTCGGTCACGTCGGCACCAGCGTCAGGAACGGCCTTCTCGCTTTCAGCGGCGTCGGCGGCGGTCATCAGGTCAGGGACGGCGGCGGCCGGCTGAGCCTGGGTCTCGCGGAGCTTCGCCATGGACCGCTCGTTCTCGCCTGCGGACACTGCCAGGTTCCGGTCGAACTCGCGGGCGAACATGCCGGGGAACATGTCCGTCAGGTCGTCGTCGGACCCGACCACGTCGCCCCGCTTGTACGTCTTACCGCCCTGGTTGTGCGTTCCGGCCAGGATCCGGAATTTGAAGGTATCGGCCATCTAAGACTCCGTGAAGATGACCGGCGGCGAGACGGGCGATCCCGCCGCCGGTCGTGCGTGGCGGATCAGTTCTGATCCACCAGCAGGTTAAAGGTGAAGGTGTGAACCACGTTGCTGGAGGCCCACGTCCCCTTGGCTTGCAACACGCCGATCAGATTGGCCGAAGTCAGGTCGGACAGGTCTACCGGAGACGGGTTCATGGTGAGCGGCACGGCGGCCTGGTACGCGGCCCCCGTCTGCGACGTGACGGCACCGGTCGGCCCCCGCCACGCCCCGGCGACGAACGGGATGACCGCCACCAGTTGTTGGTACATCGCCTGGGTCACCACCAGGGCTGCGTTGTCGGCCGGGTAACCGGCGTCGGCGAACGGGATCGAAGCGACCGGCCGGAACAGGAGGAGGTCGAAGTCGAAGGCGGTGACCGTCAGCGCCCCGGACGCCGGTAAGACGACGCACTGGGCGGCGAGGATCTTCAGAGTCGCCCCGTTCCCGGTGTTCCGGGCGGCGTTCAAGAAGGTGATCGGAGTCACCGACGATGCCGTGGCGCTGTTGCCGATAAGGTCGCCGACGGCGTAGGCGGTCGCGGAGGCCGGGCGGACGTAGTCAGCCGGCGTCACTTCCTTGACCACGCCGAAGTTGGTTCCCGGAATTAGGTTGTTGTAGAAACTCGGCGTGGACATTGGAACCTCTGGTTGGGAGTGAGGCGGGGACGGTAGTCCCCGCCGTGACCGGCGTTACACGGCCACGCTGCCGTGGACGATACCGGCGGTGCCGTTATAGTTGCGGTAGAACCGGGGAACCTTGATCTGCATGATCTTGTACTCGCGGCGGAGGCCGCCGTGCGTCTCCCACTGGAGGGGGGTGGGCGGCATCGCGTTCACCACCTGGAGGGTGTCGGCCGTCATCTGCACCAAGACCAGGTCGTAGAACGCCCGGTCCAGGTAGTCCAGTTGGGTAATCATCGAGATTCCCTGGAGCTTGCCGAGGCGGTCGTAGGTGGTCAGGTCGCTCTTGACGAGCGAGTAGTCGTTGTTCATCACCTCCAGCCAGTTCGGCCCGTGGAACAACTCGAACGGCCCGTAGAACCCATTGTCGTTGGCGATCTTAATCATCGACAACACTTCCGACACCAACAGGGAGGGGGTCCAACCGCCGGCCAGGGGACTGGTCAGCACCTTGGTGCTGCGGAACGGGAAGTTGATCATCCCGTGGATGGTCCCGCCACCGTAGGTGTACGTCCCGCCGGTGCCGATGAACAGTCGCTCGGTCAACTCCCCGATCTTGCGAGCGGAGTTCACCCCCTGGGCCAGGTCGAGTTGCATCACCGGGCCGTTCCGGTTCACGCGGGCGGCCGTCCGCATCTCCCGCAGGTTGAACCCGAAGTCGGACTGCGCGATGGGGAGCGGCAGGACCACCGAGTCGGTCAGGGGCCGGTCTTTCTGCACCGGGACGATGGCGTCCATGTTCAGTTGGGCCGTCCCGCTGTCGCTCACCATCTGGTAAGTGATGGTCGGCACGCCCATGCCGCCGGCCACCGAGTGAACCAGGCCCGCCTCTTCCAACCGGCGCACGAACTGGAGTCGCTGGCGGGCGACCGGAATCAGCGTGTTGTCGATCTCCTCCCACTGCCGCAGGGTCAGCGTGGAGGCGGCGTTGGTCAACACCGTGTCGGTGACCACATCGCCGTTGTCGTCGGTGCCCAAAGTGAGCGTCTGCCAACTGCGGCCGTTAAACCGGAACGGCCGCAGGACGCCGACATCGAAGCCGGACTCCTGGAGCCGGTCTACCGACGGTCCGGCGGCGGCGTTGAGCATGAATAGGTCGTTGAGTTCGTTCATGGACTCCTCTTGTCGTGTGCCGCCGGGGATGGTGTTCGGGCGCGCGTTGTGGTGGGTGAGAAAGCGAGAGCGTGTGGTTAGTAGATCCGGACTTTACCGAGGCGGACGGCGGAACCGACCGTATAGTCTACGGCTTCGACGATCTCGCCGAACGTCTTGGCGGGCGTGCCGGCCGTTTTCAGGAGGGCACCGGTGCCGCCCGAAATCAGTTTGTCGCCGATGACGTAGGCGACTCCGGCGGTCAGTCGCATCTGGAGGATGTCCCCCGAACTCGGAAAGACGTATCGGACGTAGTTGGCGTCGGCGTACACGGTATCTACCGTGCCGCCCAGGATGGCGTCTTCGACGGCCACCGCGGTGGCCCCCGCGCCGCCCGAAGTCGCGTGGACGACTACGCCGTCGGCGGTGGTCGTTTGAAGCAAGTGGCCGGGCAGGATGCCCGCCGCACCGGCCAGCTTCTCCTCCCACTGACTACCGTCGCCGGTGAGAATGATGGTGTTCAAGACGGGCATGAAAGCCTCCAGAGTGCCGACAGGTGTGTGTGTGCGAGTGTGGGAAAGAAACGGTTACGCGGCGGCGGTGGTGGTCTTCTTCTGGCCCGGCAGGAGCAAGGCCGGCGGTTTCGCCAGGGAGGCCTTGTTGGTGACGACCGCGGCGGGGCCGCCCTGACTACCGAAGTAACTCACGGCGGCGTCGGACAGACCGGCGGTCTGCGTGGTGGCGGCCGGCGCGAGGGCGACGATGCCGGACAGGGTGTCGTCGTCCATCCCGCCCAACTGAGCGGCGGTGAACACGTTCCCGGCCATGTTGGTGATGACCTCGATCATCTCCGTCTTGCGGGCGGCGGCCGAGTTCATCGCGTTCACGATCAAGGTGCGGAAGGCCGGCGGGGCGTCTGCCAGGTACTGTTCCAGGGACTTGACCTCGGTCTTCCCTTCCTTGTTCGTCACCACCGCGACGGGCGGCGGGACGACTTCTTTCACTTCGGCCTTAGCCGGCGTGGTGGCCAGCATCTCTAGCACCTTGCTGTCGGTGCCTTCGAGCGTCTTGCGGTCGGCCTCTTTGAACACCCCGTTGGTGATGAGGTCGGCGATCAGCTTCGTCCGGTCCATGTCGGGTCCTCGGTCGGTGGAGTTAGTGATGATCTTGCCGGCGGTGTCGGCGTACTGGAACACCCGACGCACCGGTTCCGGCTTTCCGGTGAGACTGACGGAGCCGTCGGCGACGGCGTACCCGGCCGCGTAGGTACTGCCGGATTCTTCCTGGTACACTACCTTGTCGGGGGACACGTCGAGGACGATTCCGTGCCAGTTTTCGCCCGGCTTGCCGTGGGCCGTCCGCAGGAGTCCGCGGAGGGACTGAGTGACTTCCTGGTACGACAGGGCGTTTAGCAGGAGGCCGGCCTTGGCTTCCTGGTCTTCCTGCCACTCTTCGACCCACCGGTCGATCATGGCGGCGGCTACTTCGGTGCCACCTTCCCACCCGCCGTCGGCCGTGTTAATCAGGAGGCCCGCCCCCTGCGCGACGCCGCACGCCCCCACTTCGTCTAGCAGGATGGCGTAGTGGTCAGGCTGGATGCCGGTGACCTTGGTGGCGTACGGGCGGCCGGCGTGCGTGCCGGCTTCCTTGGTCAGGGTGAAGCCCATCCCGGTACTGCCCTCGATAGGCTTGCCCGCCCGCAGTCGCTTGACAATCCGGGGGTCCACCCGGTCGGCCTTCTCGATGTCGATCCAGGATTCCGTCGTGAGCCGCCCGTTGACCGCGTCCCACGCGGTGTTCAGGAGGACGCCGACCTGGGTTTTCTCGATGACCGTCTTGGACGCGGCCGAGTACCCCTTGATCGGGTCCTTAACCGGGTGCTTGAACACCACGGGCTTAAGGTTCCAGGCGAGCGGTGTCGAACTCAGGTCGGCGTCCCCGTAGAACACCGGACCCATGTTGCCGGCGTGAATCCCCCTGGTAATCATCACCGTGGGGGCTACGAGGTACTTGCGGCCCTCCAGCGTCTCGTCCCGCACCTTTGCCCCGGCCGCGTTGCACAGGAACGAGTTCAGGTAAAGAATGTCGTGTTCCATGGTCAATCACCCCTGGGCGTTGCGTTTTCCGCTGATTCCGGTCTTGGCGGCGGTGCCGGCCGCGCCCCCGCTTCCGCCCTGCGACTGCTGAACCGGATCGTCCCACACTTCTTTAGTGAAGGAGTCGGCGTTGTTCCGCACCGATTTCAGGATGGCGGCGGCTTCGTCGGGCGAGAAGTACATGATCTTGGTGAGGAAGTCGGTCAGGGGCATGACCTTTTCGGCCCCACTGGTGACGTACTGGAGCAGCGCCTGAACCCGGTGCATCGAGATGGCGGCCTTGTCCTTCTCGGACATGTTATTCAGGTCTTGCCAGTCCACGACGACCTTTTCCGGTCGGGGCAGCACCCCCAAGTCTACCAGCCGCCACGCGAACGGCAGGACCACCATTGGGGTCAGGTAGTTCGTCTGCCGCCGGGTGAGCCGGTTGTTGAAGTCCACGGTGTCGTTGTCGGCCGACAACTGGCCGGACGCCGACCCCATGAAGGTTCGGAGCGGGATGCCGACGCTAGCGCAGATCAGGCCGATCAGGAACATGCCGTGCGGCGTCGGGTCGGCCACCTGGGGGGCCAGCGACTTGATGGTCATCCCTTCGAGGGCCATCATCCGCTGGAGGCCGTTCCGGAAGCCGTCGAACTCGGCCTTCAGCGACTCTTTATCCAGCGCCGGGTCGATCACGTTCGGGTTGGTTTCGATGGCGTAACCGGGAGCCGCCCCCTGCCAGAACATCTCCGCGCCGCCGCCGGCCACCTTCTTGAGGTCGAGCAGGTAGTTGTACACGTCCCGCAGGCGGGGGACGCCGTACACCTCGCTGGACTCCCGCTGGTCGGCCAGGTGAATGATCCGGGAGGCGTGAACGGTCGTCGGGTACTGGCCGCCCGGACCGCCCGCTCCGGTGTCGTGGGCCATCGGGCCGTAGGAGATGGACGGGTCGAAGAACGTCAGGGAGTATTCCACCGGTCGGCCGAAGTCGGGACTGGTCGCGTCTTCGTTCAACTTGACAATGCGGGCGGACCGTTGCGAGAACACCCGCATGAAGGTGAGCTTCATGCCCGCCCTGGGGACCACCGGCTCATCCAGCGGGCGGCCGTCGGATAAACCCAGCAGGACGACGCCGAAGTGCCCCTTGCCGGACTCGACATCGCCCCGGTGCAGGTAGTGCCACGGGGACAGGCCGGGAACCTGGAACAGGGCGTCCCACGCCACCTCGAACGGCGTCTTCTCCGACTCGTCTTCGGTCTCGTACACCAGCGGCGGCACACGCCAGGACTCGTCGGGAAGGACCGAATTCGCCCGCTTGGCGATGCCGAACCGGTCAATCATCTCGAAATAGTCGTTCGTGGTTACCCCCTCCGGGTAACCACAGGTGGCGTCGATGTTCCGCGCCTCCTGGCCAGAAATGAGCGTAGCCAAGGCCGACCGCCCGAAGGCGTTTAGCAGGAGTTCTCTCGGTTGTGGGGCGGCGGCGGTGGTCATTATCGGTAGAATCGTAGGTCTTGGTCCTTGAAACGGCACAATAGTGCGTCCTTCGCCCGCCGTCAAGGGGAAGCCCGGAAGCGGCGTCGAACGAGATCGGCGAAAGGACGGCGTCCTGGGGGCCATAGCGGGCTTGCTAGCCCCAGGAACCCTTCCCGCCCCTTTCGCACGTCCGGCAGGTGACCTCGATAATTCTTGAAACGGGCTGTAGGCGGCCGTTGCCACATCTCATAAAGTGTTGGGGAGCGGGAATCGCCCCCCGCCGTTTCCCTGACCCCGTACCCCCACCGAGAGGCCGAGACATGACCGACCGCACGATACTCCTGTACCGATTCATGTCGGGGTTCACCAGCGGCGGGATCGCTCACGCGATGATGACCTACGCCGACGCCGTGGCCCGCGACGACCGCGCCGGGAAGACCGATTCCGGCGAGGTGATGATCGCCCTGGCGAAAGAACTGGAAACCGTCGCCCGCCGGCTCCGTAAGGCCGTCAAAGAAGGCGACTACTAGACCCGCCTGAGTCAGGCGGGGGATTCCCCGCTCCCACCCTTCCGAGAGACCGAGACATGACCGACGACGTTAAACTGACCGAGACGATCCTGCCGACCGGCGAGTGCCGTGCCGCCGTGTTCGGGGCCGCGACGGCCGGCAGGTGGGCGTACGGGAGCGCCCCCGAAGGCAAAAACCGGTCCGGCGGCAACTTCTGGTTCGCCGGCGGCGTGATCTACTCCTACGGCCGCCACTTCCCGGTGGCCCGCCACGTCCGGGCCGTGGGCGGCGGCCCGCCGTTCGTCCTGCTGACGACGCGGACCCACTCGGTGACGACGGCCAAGCACGTCCGGGCGGTGACGAATGCGTGCGGCCGGACGGCGGGGACGACGGTCGTGTTCCACGTGGCCGACGTACTGGCCGACGGCGCGGCGAAGCACCGGGAGAATCTGACCGCGATCCGGGCCGAAGTGGCGGCCCTGACCGAGTTAGCCCGGCGGGCCGTGACGAAAGGCCCCATCTACCTGAGTCGGGCCGCGGACCTGACGGCGGCCGGCAACGCCTACGCGACGATGATCGGACTGCCCGACCGCGTGTGAGTGAGTCTGACCCCGCCCGCCGCAATCCGGCGGGCACCCCTTCCCTGGAGTCCCGATATGAAGAAAGTCACCGTGGCGGCCCTCCGCCGCCTGCTGCCCGTCGGCACCGAGTTCGAGTCGTACCTGCCCGGTGCCCGCGACGCCGCCGTGACCACGACCCGGCGGCGGGTGGCGTCCAACTCGGCCGGGCAAATGGCGTCCCTCATCCTCGACGGCCCCAAGGCCGGCGGCCTGATCTACCTGAGTTGGGCGGGGTTGAAAGTCGAGACGGACGGCCCGCACTACTACCTGATTAACCCCGACGACGGCCCCTGGTTCGCCCGCTTCACCTTGAGGAGTACTGACAATGGATGAGGAGACCTGGGTCGCCGCCATGCGGGCCGCCCCCCACGACCTGGCCACGATGGCGGCGTTCGCCGACTGGCTGCTGGAGGCCGGCGACCGGCGGGGTGAGATTCTGGTTATGATGGTCAACGACGGCAAGGTCGGAGACTTCGACGGGTATTACGGCGGGCCGCATCTGTCTCGAGGACGCGAGGGGTCTGCCCCATGTACCGCTAACGTCGGACACGCCCTGTACGTAGACGCCATCGACCCGCTCCGGGACAGCATGAGGCCCACGTCATCCGACTACCGGAACTTCAACGACTTCTGCGACCCCGTATCCAACCGGCTAGCCGTCATGGCGGCGTGGGCCGGGGCGGACGACGCCCGGCGAGCCGAGTACCTGGCCGACTACCTGAAGACCCTGTGACGGTGAGATTCACCATCTAAAACCCTGGAGGCCACCGTGCCCCCCGTCGAAAC